CCCAGCCGTGTACGCCGCGTTCGCAGTGCCTTGGCCAACCAGATAGAGGTACTGATCCGCCGCGATGTCCGTGCCAAAAGCCGTCGTGCCGAGCGAAAGCGTGCCCGAGTTGATGATCTGCGTCTCGGTCAGCGTCGAGATCGCAACATCCTCAACACCCGTGCCCTCGGTCGCCGAGTACAGGTCGATGTCGGTGTCACCGCCAGCAGGAGCCTCGTAGCAGGTCAGCTTCACGCCGAACACCGTGCCGTTGTCCGCAGCGGTGATGCGCGCGATATACGCAACGCCAGAGCCGTTCTTGCCGATGATGTCGCCAGCCGTGCCGCCAGACTGAAGGCCGGTCAGGTCGATCATAATCGAGGTGGTGACGATGCCGTTCTCAGTCTTCACCGAGGTCTCGTACACCGCAGCTGTGCCCTCGATCCCCGCGCCCGTAGCAGCCGGGTTGGCAATCGCAGCGGCGCTCTTGCCGAGGATCGTGATGGTGCCAGTCGTGGCGTTCTTACTTACGGTTTCAAATCCGTTTTCAGATTGCACTGGTCCGGAGAAGAAAGTTTTAGCCATGGAAGGGTCTCCTTCAGAGGGGTGTACTTGAGCGCAAGCTTGCGGGCACTGCTCGTGTCCGTTCCCACCACACGCCCGCGCTCCGCGTATGACATGTGTGGATTATCAACGATAAACCGAACTTTTGCAACGAAGGCGGGGTCGTCGTGCCATCTTTTTCTCTGAGCGACGGCCAACCTTTGCCGATAGTCCTCAGTCACATGGTCGCGGCGTCCAACCTTACTACGGCTTATCTGCTGCCGGGTCTTTTCTGTGTGCCTCTTGCCCCGCATTGGCACCTTGGCCTCGTTAGCGATGTTGTACGACAGGGGCTCGTTGAACCACGCTTCCCCGCACAAAAAGGTGTTTTCAAGGGTGTCTAGGTCGGCAGCATCCTCGCATTCGACCTCAAGTTCCCAAACAAATGCGTCAGCGCCGTGCTTATCGAAGGATCTCTGCAGGTGTACGTTTTGGTGTTTGCCGAGCCGCAGTAGCCGGAAGTGCTCCGCAACCCGCTTCTTCACGCGGACTGACTGACCAACGTAGGCTTTCTTCGAGACCGTGTTCACGATCCGATAGATGCCCATGATCTCGTCGGCGTATGGCATGACCTACTCCTTTGGTCCTGCATACCACTGCTTGCGACAAAAAGAAAGGGCCACCGTGTAGGCGGCCCAGTTTGGTAATCAGGGAGGATGTGGGAAGAGAGTACCACGTTTCAGACAAAAAGAAAGGGCCCCGAAGGGCCCTTTCAGGTGCATCCCCGAAGCGATGCACGCGGTATATCAGGCAGCGCCCGAGGTTCCAAACACGCAACGGGGGTCGCTATAGCCGAACGAATAGCGCTCGCGCGCTTTAAAGCGCATGTTCCCCGTGTCGAAGTCGGCTTCCATGTTCGTCGAAAGCGGGGTGCGCTCGAAGTGGATGAAACCACGGGGAGCGTCCGTTTTGATGAAGAACGCGTCCGGATCGGTGAGGAAGTCGTTAACGACATACCCCTCCGGAAGCATACCCATCGAACGGATAGCGTTGATGTCGTTGTCGGCGGTGCCAACGCGGAGGTTCGAAACCATCAGACGCTCGGCAACGAACTGAAGCTGCCGGGGGATGATGAGCTTCATGCCGCGAAGAGCGACTTTGAGACCACGCTCGTCCACGAAACCAGCGATGCTGATGAGTGCGTCCTCGAGCGAGGTCTCGTTCAGGTCAGCATCAACGGTCGGCTTGTTCGCGAACGAGCCGCCACTGGTCAGCGGGTGATCGGTGGCGCAGAGCGCCTTGCCGTCGCCACCAGCCGAAGCACCGCCCGTGAAGGCGTTGTTCAGAATGGCGGCGGCTTTCACCTGCTTGGTGTGGGCCATCGAACGGGCGAGGGCACGCGTGTAACGGCTGCCGAGGCGGTCGTACAGGTTGTCCTCGATGGCTTCCTCGGTGATCGAGAAGGCCAGCGCGATGGTCTCGTGGTTGTAACGCGCGGTGTAAGCTTCCTGCGCGTCGTCGTAGTTGATCGCGGAACCTTCCTGCTTGATCGGGGCTGATCCGAAGCCCGCCAGCATGACCTCCTCCTCGAATGCACGATCCGAGGACTCGGTGGTGTAGATTTCCGCGTGCTGGTTCTCGTACCGGGCGTACTCCATGCCGAAGAGGGCATTGAGGCCGGGTTCCAGCTCTTTCGCAAGTTGTGCGCGAGAGATTGCCATTGTTCCGCCTCCTTAGATGCCGGTCGTCGAAACAGTGCCACCAGCAGCCGCGCCATTCGGCGAGTTGAAGTGGTTGTTCAGACGTACGAGAACGGGGATACCAGCCACGGAGAAGTCCGAGTTCTCGGGATCCTGCTGGATGCCCATGATACGGAGGTTCAGCGTGTTGGTGGTGTTGATCGTCTGCACATCGAGGGTCGCCGACGAGATGCCGGTAACGGTCGAGCCAGACTGACCGCCAGCGAAGTCCGCGTTCGCGAACACCGCAGCACGAAGCTCGGCTTCGGTATCCCACGACGTATTGAGATTCGACGTGGCGATGACGAAGACCTGCAGCGGGTTGTCGTACACGAACGCCCGGACGGGGAAGTTCGAGTTCGCACCCGAGCCCGGCCAGTAGTTCGAGAACGTCAGTTTTCCGGTGACGGACGAAACGTACTCGCAGCCCCAGAACACCCCGAGAATCCCCACGGTGCCGCCCGACGCCGCGCCCACTCGGTCAATGAAACCAGTGTTGAGCGGGATGACGGGAGCACCCTGATAGATCGCGTTGGTGTTCGACGAAGAGATGCGGTACTCGGTCGTGCCAGTGGTGTTGTAGGCCGAGCCAACAACGCCAACGGGGCGAAGACCGAAGGCAACATTGACGTTTGCCATGGTACTACTCCTTCAGTTGACACTAGGAGGCGCTTCCGCGTCCTCCAAACGAAACACGACTTTGCCGATTACGACTGATCGGCATTGAAGGATGTTGGTCCTTCATCAGGTCCTCATCGACTGCAACCATCTGCTCGCGGGCCCGGGTCCCGTAATACGCGGATCTTTCGTTGGCTGTCTCGACAGGAATCCGGCACAGCATCAGACCACCATTTCCGATGATCCCCGTGTACTTCCCTTCATCGATCACCGGAGCGTGAAACTCCGGATATTCGTCAGCCCGCACGGGTTCCCAACCTTCCCGCAGCCTTTGGTAGGCGTTGGTCTTGTCGTCTTCCCCACGGACCGAGATCCGAATCCAGCGATGCACAAACCCCGGAGGGGCTTTGGGGGCATCAAGGCGGCTGGGCGGTGCCCAAGGTTTGCGGCGCGAAGTTCCTTCGCGAGTTTCGCTTGCGCGAGGTGTTCTATCGGTCATCGCTCTCACTCCTTCACATACTTGGCGTATTCTTCGAGAGGAACGCCAAGTTTTTTCGCAATCGCGACCTGCGACGGAGTCAGCTTGACCGTCCTGCGCCCCGGCTTTGCCGTACTGCGGGATGCGGAAGCGCCTGCTGAGGCGACTGGGGCACTTCCACCCGATTTGGCCGTCGGAAACTTCGAGGGAAACTCGTTTTGAAGCCGACGATCAAGTTCAGTATAATACTCATCGCTCTGTGGGTCAAACCCCTCATCTTCGACGAGCGTGTGGTGGATGGCAAAGGCTGCCGCCGTCAGCAGCCGATCATTGCCAAACCACGAGTGTTTCTTGGCCCAGTTCTGAGCCTTTGGGTCAGCCTGCACCTGTTGCGCAGGCTGCGGTGCGGCCCGTTGAACAGGCTGCTCTTGGGGTGCGGCACGCTGACGCTCTGCCTGAGCCTTTGCGGCTGTAAACCGCTGCTCATCGACAGCCAAGCGCGACATCTGCTTTTGGATGTCGGCCATCGCATCGACGTCATTGGCCTCCCACGCAGCCTTGTACTTGCGCTTGAGAGCCTCTTCCTCGGTCTTGATGCGCGCGCCGTACTCCTGCAGGTAGCCCGTATCCAAAGACTGCATCCGAGTCTTCAGGTTCTGGTTTTCCTGCATCAGCTGCTGCGTCAGCCGCACAGCCTCTTCCTTGTCCCGCTGCTCGCGACGGTATTTCTCCGTCAGCTTGTTGATGCGCTCACGCACACCCTTGCTGTAGGACTCAAGTTCTTCGCTGGAACCAGACTTCTCGGGCTCAGGAGCGGTGTCCTGCGTACCCTGATCCAGATCTGCTTCCTGCTCGAGTGTGTTTTCCTCGGACATTGTCCCCTCCTCAAACATGCTTGATGTCGTCAGGCTCCAAGAGCGTGGCGATCACCTCATCATCGTTGATGATGCGGACCTCTCCGCCGTCGATCTTGAACCTTGAGCCGGAGTACCGACCAATGCAGACCCAATCGCCCTTCTTGCACCATGGCTCTGCGTCAGGACCAAACTTGTTCGGGTCCTTGTACGCCTCTGGGCCCACGCGAAGGACATACGCCACAACTGTGGCGAGAGCCTCGCGCTCGACGACCTGATCGGGCAGAAAAAGGCCACCGTCGGTCTTCTCCTTGCCCTTGTACGGCATGACAAGAAGACGCCATCCTGTGGGCTGCGGCAGACGATCAAGTAGGGGCTTGTCTAGAAGAGAGGGGTCAAGGACCCTTTCCTCTGGGGTGACGTAGGCGGTTTCAACCGAAGCCGCCTTCCGTTCTTCGTTTACTTTGGCAACAACGTGGTCAGGAAGATAAAGCCTCTTCACCATCTTCGTTCGTTCTCTCCAGCAGGGCTTTCAGTTCTTCAACGGCGAAGGAGATGCCCCGAATCTCTCCTACCACCATCTTGTACTGCTCCCAGTCCTGCACGGCTCCCGTGACGAGTGTGGTCGCAAGGTCCTCTTCGCGTTGGCGTAGAACCTTGTACAGTTTTTTTGATAAGTCAACAACGTCCACTAGAAATACTCTCCAAAATTCTCTTGTTTGTCGGATGTGATAGGCCCACCCTTGACCCAAGAGTCGCAGGTATTGCCGCTCATGCAGACAAACTTCCACTTCTGGCAGTAGCCAGTGTTGCCACTTTCATCGCCGATGCATTCCATCATGTCTTCGGTCTGGTTGTAGGCACCGCAACTGCCGCAGACCTGATCCTGACGAAATGCGCCACCAGCTTCCGGCGTCCGGTAGTTGGCGTACTCAACCGCTTCTTCGCGGTTTTCGTCGTTTACTTCTTCATCCTTCGTGGCGAGAGGGCACATTTCGCCCTCTTCATCCTCTTCGTACTTGTCCACTTCCATTTCTTCGTCAGGAAGGACTTTGATTTCGATCCGCATAGGAGCACTCCAACGTGACTAGTTCCGGTTCTTGATGGCCGAGGCGATACGGCCAACCCATGTAGTCTTTCTGGCCATCTCAAGCGCGATATGCAACGTCTCTTCGTTACGGCGCAACCAACCCCTGCCGAATGTATCAAAAGTCCGAAGCCCGCGATAGAACTGTTCTCGGACGTCTGCCAACGCCTGAACGATGTCCTCCGGATCTTTCTTTTCGACCGCCGCTAGAGTGGCTGGACCTATCCCGCCGTCCGGTGTGACACCAACAACCCGCTGCAACGCCTTTGCTGCGCGACCAGTGCCAGAGTTAACCGCCCAATCAAACACCGCCCAGTCAACGCCGCTCGGAAGATCATCCCCGCGCACCGTATCCCAGTACAGGTTCTTGTAAAGCGGAGCCACGTCTTTCACCGTCAGCTTTTTCATCGCGTCCGGTGCAGCAGGCTTGCCGA